TGGAGGTAAATATTCGCTAAAAATACGTGCTAAAATCTTAAATTCACGTCGCATAGCGTTGTAACAACGTTTTTGTACCCCTGACATCACTCTAGAGCCACGTTCTAATAGTGCAACAGTAGTTCCTACTGGTGCTTGTGAGTTCATATCGCCTGTCATTGGGTCTGAAATACCTGCAAATCGGTTTCCTGCGTCTACGCAGAAGCCCATAAGTTGAAATAACGTCGCCGAAGGCTCTTTAAAAGGTAAAATTTGAAACTGATCTCTGATATTTCCGCCTGGTGCATCCACATCTCTGAACTCTCCTGGTACAAATGGTTGATCATCGTCTCTGATTCTCATACCTCTGGACTTAAATCCAGCTGGTAAGTTAGCTAAAGTACCTGCATCTAGTAATTGTCTTAAGGCATTGGTTGCTGCTTTTGTTAAACCGCCAATCATATGACTTAAACCAAAACCATAAAATCCTAATCCTGGTAAAAATTTATATTGAACAAAATATTCAATTCGTTTTGTAAAGGTATCATCCTCTTTGTAGTTTCTATAGATCGCTAATACTTGTGCAGAGCCTTCATCCACCGTTACAATGTATGGAACCTTAATTCTTTTTTCTGTTTTGTTATCTTGCATTTCATATTCTTCTAAATCAAGATCTACATGTACTTCTAAAATTTTATAATATTTATCTCTAGACATAACTTTTTCTACGCCACTAACTTTATCAATCTTCTTTTGTAATTCAGATTGACCATCATCACCGGCTTGAAGTTCTACGTCTCTATAAAATCCTGAAATTTGTCTTTTGTTTAATTCGTTTTCTGAAATATTTAATACATGAGTAATTCGTTCAGCAGATAATAAATCACTTGCCATATATGGAACTACAATATCTTCTGCTGGAATGAACTTGGCTACCGCCCTCTCCTCTGTAGTATCATAATACATTTTTTTAAATGCAGAACCTGCAAGAGGTAACTGATACAACAACTGATCCATGTCGGTAGTGTATTCTTCCATTCGTTCCATGAGCTCAAAGTTCATAAAATCTTTTACTCGTTGTGCTTGATCTTCTCTAGCTCTGTCTACTGCTCCTACAATCTGAGTACGGACTGGGCCTTCGGCTGGTAATAATTCTTTATAAGCTTGAGCTTGAAACTGCGTGACCGCCTCTGATAGCATTGGATGAGTAACTGTGCTAGCTCCTTGAAACGGTCTCGTAGTTGATCTGTAGCTATCTGTGATGAAATCTAAACCTCTGGTGTATGAGTCTTCCCAACTTTTTCTTGAACCTTTGTCTGCTTTGTAGAGAGAAACTAAATCGGAACCAATAGATTGCAACGTTCTCTCATCTAACGTCTCTGCAAGATTGGCATAAAAATCTTCTTGTGGTCCTGCAGCTTCTTCTTCAGAAACTTCTACTGCATTTCCTTCTTGATCAATTTGTACTAACGGTTCTTCTGGAGCATCTGGCTCCATATCCACATTTGTATCTTGAGCAACAATTTGTTCTTCTAAGCTTTCGTTATTTTTTTCGATTGCCATTTTTTGTATGTACCTTTTTTTTGATTACAGATCCACCAAATTTATACATAAGTTGAACTGCTTTAGTAACTTTGTCTTGTGGTATAGATATGCTTCCTAAGTATTTATCATATACTCCCTGCGTACCCATACCACTTAATTTTGTTCCAGCTATATTAATAGCTTTACCAAATCCAGACATGTTAGCTAATGATTGTTTTTTTAGGTCTCATAACCATGCCTTGTCCTTTAGAAACCATGGTGCCATTTTTTGCTTTAATGTAACCACCTTTTTTTGGTGACAACATCAGATTAGGTCCACCAAAACTTTCAGCTTCTACTTTAGAAGATATGACTTTATCTCTTACAGTTCCACCAGTTAAAGGATCAGTTTTGTAAGAATATTTTTTAGAAATAGAAGGCATAGTAGGATTTCTATCGCCGCCTTTGTAATCTATCTTTGTAAATTTACTTAGGTAACCCTTTTTTTCCTTCGGTGCCATAGTTTTAGATGCTAGATAAGCAGCTCCTGCTATTGCAGCCGCCTTACCTAATTTTTTTAATTTTTTGCTCATGTTATACTCCTGTTTATTAACGTTAATAACCTACTACTATAACCTATACTAAACCAACTATCAATCATAGAACTTCTTTTCATTGTGTATCATAGGTGCTTCTACATAATCATCTGGTGTCATAATGAAACCTCCTTGTCTATATCGGAATAGAGCTTGCGTAGTGCTATCTACTAAATCGTCATGTTCACCATGAGGAAATGCAGCGCATTCTTCAATAACCTCTTGTGCAAATCGTTCTTGTTTAGGATACCATATCAAACCAGAAGCGAATAACGGGGCTACCGCGTTTACTCTTGTAAACTTATCTCTGCCTTTAGATGGAACAAAATCCATAGCAGGTATACCCATTCTACGAAACTCTTGAAGTAATGGTTGTCCTGATGCTTTTGCTTCTACGATCACCGTTTCCGGATCCCAATATTTATATTGACGAAGAGCCTCTTCTTTTAAATCTGGAAATTCCCAACGACCTTTAATAGCATCTAACAAAATAATATTATACATCTCACCCTCTACAGGTTGAAAAATTCCCCACGTGGTAATAGCAGAAAAGTCCGCAGACTCTTTTGCGCTGAACGCTGTATCATAACTCTGTATGACGTGTAGCAAATTTGGGACTCCTTGACCTGTCCAAGGTCTCCACCATTCTCGTTTGATGATAGCACCTTCTTCAGCGGTTGGGTCCTGCATGTATTGTGCGTTCCAGTTCCTTTGCGAAATAGATGCTTTTGTTTTTTCTAAATCTTCTAAGCTCCAATACTCTGGCCATACAGGTTTGCCGCTAGGCATGATTGCAGGAAATTTTATTATACTCCACTGGTCGGCTTTAGGTTCAGATTGTGCTGCTATTAATTTACCTGTTAGGTCTGGCTGTGCCCATCTTGTCATAACCACAACAATTGAGCCTCCTGGTTGTAAACGTTGTCTAGGACCAGAAGTATACCAATCATATGCTTTATCAAAAGCATTCTCTGAAAGAGTATCTTGTTCGGTATGTGGGTCATCAATAATTAATAAGTCCGCACCTCGACCTGTAATTGAAGCTCCAACACCCGCTGCATAATATTCACCACCTTGATTAGTTTCCCAACGTCCCTTTGCTTTGGAGTCCTCTCGTAAACGAACATCTCCAAAAATTTGTTTATACTCCGCCTGCTCCATTAAATTACGAACCTTACTTCCAAAACGCACTGCTAGTTCTGTATTGTGTGATACTTGCATAATTTTTAATTTAGGATTCTTTCCAATTAACCAAGCAGGAAAGAAGGTGGATGCAAATTCAGATTTAGTATGCCTAGGGGGCATATTTACAATAAGTCTATTGATGGAACCATTTGCAATTTTTTGAAACTCGTTAGCTATAATTTGATGATGTCCCCAATCCTTTTCGTTTTTTTCTTTTCTACAAATAAATTGTGGCCACATCTCTTGAACGAACATTAGAAAATTATCCTGGCATAGCTTTATGTATCTTAACCAAGTTAATTCAGTACGCTCTATGAGCTGTTCTGTTGTTAGATTATCAAAATGTTTAGGTTCTTCGTGCATGTATTCAACCTACTTTCCTTTACATTGTTTTTAGTAACATTACAACTATAAAGGGGGAATGGGGGTACACAGTGGCAAAGCAGGACGGTGGGATGCCTTGGACCCCTATGGATCCAAGGCCAGGGTCTTAGACTCTACAAGCTATCTTAGGAACACTAAGAGTGAATGTGAATGGCTGAGGTGGGTTTTTAATTCGGCTGTTAGGTCCTGCATCATAAGCGCTGATGAAGGAGCGAGCCTGCTCTGGTAAATTACATTGGAACATAAACAAGTCTCTACCGAAGACATGAGTATCTTCATCTATAACCACGTTATTCTTAACTCGTGCCATTTGTACAGGTATCTCTACAAGAACACAGAGGTCTCTAACCTCTATTCTTGTGCCGGCTTTAATAACCCTTCTGAGTGCGAGTGCAATTGGACAGCCTTTACAATCATATGGCCTGCCTTCAGAGATGTCTTCTTCTGTTACGTTTATCTTAACTTTTTTTCTTGTTGTCATTGTTTTCTCCTTTGTTGTTTAGGTGCATCTCCTGCCAGGGCATTGCTGCCCTGGAGGTTTTCGGAGATGAAAACTAGT